AAAACGCTATAACTGTTTCGATGGTTAAACCACACACTCCTTATTTAGATAAAGATTCAATTAAATTTGATGGTATTTTATATTTGTTATCTAACAAAGGAACACCAGTTAAGAAAATAAAATTTTATGATTGCTGGTTCAAAGATATTACATCTTATGAATTGACAATTGAAGATGATGAGATTGATACTTTCTCGTCAACAATAAAATACACTTATTATGAATTTTTATCTCTCGATGAATAAAATATTTTTGAGTCGTGTGGTTTATTTAATAAATATATATATAAATATGATTATATATTAAGGAGATATCATGGATTTAAACAAGTACAAGCACCGAAAGAAGAAAGTAGTTACATTCACCATAGATGAAGAACTAAATGAAGAGTTTACTAAATTCTGCAAAGATAAAAATATCAACAAATCTTTATTTATTGAAGATAGTGTAAGAGAATTTATGGAGGATATAAATGAAGACTCATAATATAGTTTATCAAATAACTAATAAATTAAATGGAAAGATTTATAGAGGTGTTCACTCAACAGATAATATTGAAGATGGTTATATGGGTAGTGGGATAAATATTAAAAGAGCTATTGAAAAATATGGTAAGGAAAATTTCATCAAGGATGTTTTATTTGATTTTTCAGATAAGATTCAAGCATTTAAAAAAGAGAAAGAAATAGTGAATGAAAATTTTGTAAATAAAAATAGTACATATAATATGAAACTCGGTGGATGCGGTGGTTGGGAATCCAAAGGTAAATCTATTATGAAAAATAAAAAAGGAGATATGTTTTATGTAGATATAAAAGATCCGAGAATATTATCGGGAGAATTAGTTGGAATTTTTAAAGATATGGTAAGTGTTAGAGACAAACATAATAACCTTTTTCATTTAAATAAAAGAGATCCAAGAATATTATCAGGTGAATTAAAACATATATCGACAGGAAAAGTAGTTGTTAAAGATGATAAAGGAAATATATTAAAAGTGAACCAAAACAATCCTAAAGTGTTGTCCGGTGAATTGGTGGGTATAAATAAAAATAAAAGACGAATTTATAAAGATAAAATAAACAAATCTGTGAAGATAGAAGAAGTTCAAAAATGGTTAGATGATGGTTGGAAATTTGGTATATTTAAAAAAATTGTTAATAGAAAATGGATAAATAAATATGATAATGAAATATTAGTCCCTAAAGAAGATTTAGAAAAATGGTTTAAAGACGATTGGCAAATGGGAAGAAAGAGAATTAGATGAGTAAATTTAATCAAATAAAAGACTATAGAGAATATCTGAGACATCCTGAAAAATATATGTCAAAGAATGAGGACAAACCTTTGGTGGCACGAAGTGGTTTAGAAATAAACTATTTTAAAAAATTTGATATGAATAGTAAGGTGAAGAGATGGAACTCAGAGGAAGTTATTATTCCTTATCCTAAACCTATATTCGAATATACAACTGGTGTTTTTAAAAAATATTCAGTTCGAAAATATTACATGGATGTTTGGTTGTTATTTGAAAATGAGAAAGGTGAGAGATATGAGATCTTAGGTGAAATAAAACCTTTTTCTCAAACATATAAACCTAAATCTCCGAAACGAAAGACCAAAAAATCACAGCGCAATTTCATAAATAAAACAATACAATGGTATGTGAATGAGGCTAAATGGAAGCAAACATTAAAGTATTGTGAACATTTAAGAAAAAAGGGTCGGAATATTAGGTTCCAAATTTTAACAGAAAATAAAATAATCGAGTATAAATAATGAGTATTGTTACACGAAGACGAACTAAATTAGATATAATCAAAGAACAAATTTGATCCTCATAATATTTACCAATTCAGATATAACAATCCCATCACTAAAATTTCTAAATGGGATGCAAGACCGCTAGTTGTTATGTTAGGAATAACAAAAGGAGCTGGTGGAAAAGGTAATAGATTGTTAGCAGTCAATTTACATTGGTTACCAGAGAAAGTAAAATATGAATTTTGGAATTACTTATTAGTAACTTGGGAAAATTTAAAAGCTAAAGGTAAAGAAAAAACATTACCTTTACTTGTATATCAAGACATGAAAAATAATCCGAATTTAAGACCTTGTAAAGTAGCTATTAGAAAATATGCACTTTCAAAAATAAGAGTAGTTAAAAAAGTACCTGAAGAACACTTCGATAAAATATTTGTAAAATATCAGAAGAGAATGAGATATAAAGTTGAAGGTCCTCAAAAGAAAAATAAACAATCTTCAGTTACGAGTTATCCATATAATCCTAATAAAAAAGGAAGACAAAAAAATGAATTTAAATGAAGAATTAAAACGAGATTTCTTAAAAACTAAAGATATATTTGGTGATAAATTCTCGACAACAGTATGGCATCCCGAGAGAAAAAATATAGATTATGATGTTGAAACATCTTATTCGTCTAACATTGACCCGTTCAATATGTATTCAACAGACGCAGAGTCAAATTTAGCCGGTGATAGATTAGTTAGAAGATGGAGACAATTATCATTACACCCAATTCCTAACGAGTGTTTGAAAGAGATTGTATATGAAGCAATTACTTTATCAAAAGAAATGTTGAAGGTTGATACTAGTGATATTGAAATAAAATTAGGTAAAGAAGTGTGTGAAGATATAGAAAAATCTTTTGATAAGATATTCAGACTTTTAAAATTTAATAAAAATGCAGATAAATTATTCCACCAATTCTTTATGGATGGAAAATTAAATTATGAAGCAATTTACAATAATAAAAAGCCGAAGTTAGGTATTATCAAAATGGATTTATTAGCACCATTTGGTATGCGTAAAGTTTATTACGATGACACCAAAAGATTTGTATAGAAATATACTGTTAATGCTGAAGAGTTAGCAAACAACATTAGAGCAAATTCTTATATACAAGGACACGATGGTACAAAGAATGAAGAGACTTTAAAAGAAGAACAGGTTATACATTGTGACTCAGGTCTTTGGGATAATGCAAGAAAAATGTATTTATCACCTATTCATTATGCTATGAGAAGTATAAATCAAATGCACTTAGTTGAAGACGCAATGGTTATGTATAGATTAACACACGCATCTGATATTAAAATTTTCAGAGTTGATGTTGGTCGTATGACGAGAGACAGAGCAGAAGCGTATGTTCAAGACTTGAAAAGAAAGTATGAACAAAAGAAATATTACAATTCAAACACTGGTGATATTGATGAGCAAAAACAAGTAAGAGTTTATGGTGAGAATTATTGGTTTCCAAAATTAGCAGATGGGCGTGGTACAGAAGTTGATTTAATGTCTGGTGCGGGATTCTCATTAGGTGAAATGTATGATTTAGATTGGTTCGCTAATCAAGTATATGCGGCATTTGGAGTTCCTAACTCAAGAAGAAGTATAGACGGTTCAGAAGATTTTAATTTTGGTGAAACATCTTCTGCAAACATAACAAGAGATGAGTTGAAATTTCATAAAATGGTTATAAATTATAGATCAAAATTTACACACCTATTCGTTGACGCAATCAAAAAAGATTTAATAGCGACCAAAGCTATAGCTGAAAAAGATTGGTCTAAGATAGAAGAAAATTTAGATTTCGTTTGGGAACAAGATAATGAATTTTATTTAATGAAAAAAATGCAAGTGCTTAAAGAGAAATTTGAATTTGCAGATAGTTTAGATAATATGGTTGAATCTGGATATATCACAAAAGAATGGGTTGTTGAAAATGTACTTGGATTCACAAGACAAGAATGTGACGAGATTAAGAACCCTCCTTATGCAAAGAAAGATGATAATAATGACGGGATAGATGATTTTGACGATAAGAACAAAGACTATTATGACCAAGATGATGAAGATAAAGAATTGAGAGATAGTAGAATACAGATAACAAGAAATCCACAATTATTACATTCACTAATTGAAAAATATGATTTGAACGAAGGTGATAAAATAAAAGTAGATGAAAACAACTATATTGTTAAAGATAATGAACTGGTAATAAATGAAAATTAAAATCGATAAACATATTCCAGATGTGATAATAGAAAGAGCTAAAGTCAAACCTGAAATTATAATTGATAAAAAAATTATAAAGGACGACAAATTAGATAATTTTATTGAGAAAAAACACATCTCAGATTTTGTAGTATTAGAGAATTTAAGAAAATTAAATGAATATTCAAATGAATTTAATTCTCTAACAAAAAGATTGAAAATTGAAGATGTAAAATTATATCGTCG